GTACTAAGCATAGAATAAATGCCACTAGTGGTTATGTATCTACCACTCAACTGGATTTAGACACGAACTACACAGCTAGTATGGGTGTACCTGTATTTGCTAAGTCCTCTAATACTGTAACTGAAGCTGTATGTGAAGCTCCTTTACTAGATATAATTTTGCCACGCCTACGTCAATATACCAGAGTTAAAATTGAATGTGCTTATGAGTTCAATTCCAAGGCTGACACCACACAGAGAAGGTGTATGATGTATCTTGGAACTACTCAGTATTATAATTTTAATGTGACAGCTACTAATGTGGTGAGTATACCATTTACTTGGGGATTTAAAAATCAAGGGGCAACTAATTCACAAAGGGGGCTATACGCAGCCAATAGTAATGGTTTCAGTAATGGAGCTAATGCTCCAGCTACTACTACACTAGATACAAGTGTAGATGGTACTGTGTTATCTCTTAGATTCATGACCGCTGTCCCAGGCATAACTGCTAGAGTGGCTTGGTATACACTAACTATTGAGGGCTAATTATATGGCCATTATATCTGCATTTTCTAAATGTATTACCCGAAGAGGGCCTCCAGTAATTCCACCTGGGTTTATTAAAAAATATAATCCTGGGTACTATCTAGCACCATTATATGGTGGAACAGCCAATGGTGGTATTTCTAATTATTCAGGACTTATAAATTATCTTACAGTTCTTCCCAATGCGTTAGGGTTTCTGCATAGGATAAATTGGAGGGAAATAGAGACTTCTTTTGGGGTGTATGATTTTACTGTTATAGACCAACTATATAATGATGTAATAAGCTTGCCAACACCAAAACGTCTGTGCCTATTAATAGAATTAAGAAGCACCAGCACAGGTGTACCAGCTCATATAGTTCCAAATTATGTAGTTAATAATCCTGCTACTTATGGGGGTATTACTGATAATGGTGGCACATGGAATTCTGGATCAAGTTTAGCTGGTAATGTAAGGTATATGAACACCTTCAACTCTAACTTACTTATAAGACTGAAGGCTTTCTCTGACGCATTAAAAGCTCATTTAAATGATTTAGAATATTTTGAGATGTTGCAGTTTTCTGAATACATAGTTGGGTCGGCCACAGGTGGAGCTGCTGCTCAAGGTATACCTTCAAACTATCAAACAGCCTATCCGGCTGGATTATTCGAGTGGGTGACATATACTAATTCTGTATTTACTAAGACTATAGTATCGCAACTATGTAATTTCCCACAATCAAGTAATGGTGTCTACATCCCACAAATGCGTGATTTAGGCATCGGTGTTAGCACACCAAATAGTATTAAAGACCACCCTGGTATTTGGGTTACTAACGGAATATGGTGGTGGTATAGTAAAACAGGGGCTGATAAATTACAGAATGTGACTGTTATTTGCCCTCACATCCAGAAACCAGAATGTTATTATTCCAATTTATCGGGGGGAAATCCTGTGAATGGCCCTGACGGTCTTGGGGTAGCACCATCACCAGGAGTAGCTGGTGCTAATGAATTAGCGGATTTTGTTAGAAGTATCAATGCTAATTACTGTTTTATTACTAAAGCTCCACAAGAGGGGCCAACAGGTAGGTATGGTAAATGGAATTCTAATGGTTGTGATGAGGTGGATTGGAAAGCATTCTTAGAGCAACCTCTCGCACAGATACAGCTTAACACTACCAGACCAGCTAATTTACCCTAATTAAAGGTTAGACTATGCCATATATGACAAATGGAAAGCGTGATTATAAAAAAGAACGTGCCCAAGAAAAAAAGAATGGAGACAAGAGAGGGAAAGAGCGGGCTATGCGTAATAAAGCTCGTAGAGAGGCCGGATTAAAAGTGGGTGATCCCCGTGAGGCTGACCACAAGAAACCTCTCTCTGAGGGTGGAAGTAACTCTAAGAATAATATCAGAGTTGTATCTGCTAAAACTAATGCCGATAAGGAAGTAGCTAGAAAGAAAAGGGAGGCTAAGAAGTAATGTTTAATCGAATCAAAGCAATTATCAATCTACCTGAAATATTTAGACAGGGTAAGATGGTATCGAATCCAGAATCCTGGAAAAAGGGGCAGATAACTGCTGGTGTGTTAGCAGGTTTTATTGGTGCAATAGTAACGGCTGCTAGAGCTTTTGGTTATGACTTACCTCTCACTGATGAAGAAATTCTTACTATTGGCAGTGCTGTTGTTACAGTTACAGGGTTGTTCTGGACTCCTGCTGTTACCATTGCCACCACAGACAAAATTGGAATACCCAAGTCAAAATAATATAGGTTTTACAATACAATATAACTTTTAGGAACTATTATGAATTTTATCGAAGTTTTTAGACTAATTTTAAGTTTATTCCCACTGATTATCAACGCAGTAAAAACTATTGAAGCTGTACTTCCCCAATCTGGTAAAGGTGCTGAAAAACTAGCTTTGCTGCAAGAGATGTTAAGCAAGTCTTATGAAGCATCTAACCAGGCATATGGAACATTTGAACAAGTGTGGCCTATGATTAAGGGTACGGTTGAGAGTGTTGTAAAATTGTTCAATAGTGTCGGTATTTTTAAAAAATCTAACTAATGAATAATGAGCTGAAGAAGCTCGCTGAAGATGATTTAGTTGCATTCATAGGTATTGTGGCTCCTTATATTTGTCTTGGGGACATTCATCTAGAACTTATTTCCTGGTTGACTAGGGAAGACAAGAAAGACAATCAATTAGTACTTCTGCCTCGTGGCCACATGAAAAGCAAGATAGTGGCTTTTCTGGCCGCTTGGTGGATCACTAGAAATCCTGAAGAAACTATCCTTTATGTGTCAGCTACGGCTGCTCTTGCAGAAAGCCAGATATATCAAATAAAACAAATCATTGACAGTCCTGTATACAGAAGGTTCTGGCCTGACATGATTGACAAAGATGAGGGCAAAAGAGAGAGATGGACAGTTTCTGAGATATGTGTAGATCATCCTAGAAGGAAAATAGAGGGTGTTAGAGACGCTACAGTCAGGGCAGTAGGGATAACTGGTAGTACAACTGGTTTTCATGCCTCCAAAGTGATTCTAGACGACTTGGTAACCCCATCTAATGCTTACACTGAGGACGGAAGGAAGAAAGTATCAGATCTTTATTCACAATTAGCCTCTATTGAAAATCCTGGTGCACAGGAAGTGGTTGTTGGAACTAGGTATCATCCGAAAGATTTATACAACACACTAATTACAATGACAGAGCGTCATTCTGATGATGACGGAGAGGAAGAGGACAATGTATACGAAGTATTTCAGCGAGTGGTTGAAACAAATGGAGAATTTCTTTGGCCAAGAGTGCAACGGAATGATGGTAAATATTTTGGATTTGATGCTAAGGTGTTGGCAAGAATTAAAGCTAAGTATGTTGACTACACTCAATTCTATGCTCAATATTACAATAACCCCAATAATTCTGATGATGCTGTCATTGGTGTCACTAAATTTCAATATTATGAAAGGAAGTTTCTAAAACAAGAGGAGGGATTCTGGTATTTCAAGGACTCAAAACTAAATGTTTATGCAGCAATCGACTTCGCTTTTTCATTGAAAAAAGAAGCAGACTATACGGCGGTAGTAACTATTGGTGTGGATTCTGACAATAACTATTTTGTTCTTGAAATAGATAGATTTAAGACAGATAGCATATCCACCTATTTCGATCATATTCTAGCTGCCCATACAAAATGGGGATTCCGTAAATTAAGGGCTGAGGTTACAGTGGCACAGCAAGCCATCGTAAGATCCTTAAAAGAAAATTATATCAAGCCCCATGGGTTAGTATTATCTATTGATGAATACAGGCCATCAAGAGCAGAGGGGGATAAGGAGGAGCGTATTGCTGCTGTGTTAGAGCCTAAATACAACAATATGCAAATATGGCACTATAGGGGTGGAAATTGTCAGTCATTAGAAGAGGAACTCACATTAAGAAGACCACCACATGACGACATTAAGGACTCATTAGCAAATGCTATATCAATATCCGTGCCTCCTAAGAAATATATGAGTGGTCAAAATATCAACAATGTAGTTAAATTTCATTCTCGATTTGGAGGAATTTATTAATGACTAACAAAGTAGTCACAATTGAAGGACTCATAAATGCCAACCGTGACGAACTTGTAGATGGTCTAGTTGGTACATATGAACGATGGAAACCACAGAGATTAGTCAAAGAGAGTGAATGGGCTGAAGTAAGGGACTATTTATTTGCTACTGACACAAGCACTACAAGCAATAGTACGCTTCCTTGGAAGAATAGAACAACAATACCAAAACTCACACAGATTAGGGACAACCTACATGCAAATTACATGGATGCTTTGTTTCCTAATGATAATTGGTTGGATTGGGATGGTGACAGCGAGGCTGATAGTGAGAAAGAAAAACGGAAAATAATTGTTCAGTATGTAAAGAATAAAGCCTTACAATCAGGATTGAGAGAAACAATAAGTCAAGCTCTTTATGATTTTATTGACTATGGAAATGCTTTTGGGGATGTTATTTATGTTGATGAGCATTATACTGATCCAATAACCAATGAGGTTGTTAGTGTTTACAAAGGAGCTAGGGCAGTCCGTATTTCTCCTTATGACATTACATTTAATCCACAAGCATCTCATTTCAATAAAACACCCAAGTTTGTTCGTTATTTAAAAACAATTGCTGAGTTAAAGAAGGATCTATTAACTAGACCAGATTTAAAATATGATGAGGCAGTGTTTCAAAAAGCCATTGACATGCGTAGAAGTATCTCAGCTTATGGTAAAGAAGATATTCATAAGATTACTGCTTATGTAGCAGATGGTTTTGGTAGTTGGGCACAATATCTAGACAGTGGCCTGGTTGAACTCATTGAGTTTGAGGGAGACTGGTATGATGAGAATCAGGACGTTTTACACGAGAATGTAATCATCACTATTATGGATAGGACACATGTTCTACGTAATATCCCCAATCCTTCATGGTTAGGACGTGATAGCAAAGTACATGTGGGGTGGAGAGACAGACCAGACAACCTCTATGCTATGGGGCCATTAGACAATTTAGTTGGCATGCAGTATAGACTGGATCATCTTGAAAATGCTAAGGCAGATGCCTGGGATCAAACTATCCTACCACCCAAAGTTATTCGAGGTGATGTAGAACCATTTGAATGGGGGCCTAATGCTAATATTCATATTGCTGAAGATGGGGATATAACCACTCTCCCACCTAATCCTGCTGTATTCCAGGCTAATAATGAGGTAGCCTTTATCATGCAGGTGATGGAGGAAATGGCAGGTGCTCCAAAAGAAGCTATGGGTATGCGAACTCCTGGTGAGAAAACTATGTTTGAGGTACAGAGTTTACAGAATGCTGCTGCTCGAATATTCAATAATAAAATAAATAAGTTCTCAATCCAGTTTTTAGAACCTATTCTCAATCTATTCTTAGAAGTGTCTCGCCGTAACATCGATGTGGCTGACACAGTAAAGGTTATGGATGATGATTTAGGTGTGGCTGAATTCATTAAGATTACTAAAGATGACATAACGGCCAAGGGTAAATTAAGACCTGTTGGGGCTAGACATTATGCTGCAAAAGCCCAACTTATGCAGAATCTGACAACCATATTTAATAGCCCACTTGGTCAAATTGTATCTCCAGATTTGTCCCGCAAGAAACTATCCGATCTTATCGAAGATGTTATGGGATTGGAGAAGTATGGTTTATTCCAACCTAATATCGCTGTTGCTGAACAAGCTGAAACACAAGGATTGATTAACGAGCATTCTAATAGATTGCAAGCAGAAGCTACAGTTCCAATGGAAGAGCAAATGCTACAACAATGAACAAATTAAAAACTCAATATATCGATTTAAGTAAGAAAGAAATCATTGATGAAATTAAAAAATTTCTGAATGAGCAAATTGATTTAGTAACTAGAGAATTACAAGATGATGAAGCTTTCAGTAAAGCTGCTTGGCCTTACTACCAAGCTAAGAAGCTAGGGCAGCAGAAAGCTTACCTAAAATTATTAAGTTATCTACCAGAGAATATAAATGACTGAAACAACAATATTTGGCGAAGGCCACCAGCCTGAAGCCCAAGCAGCACCAGTAGTTCCTCAAACCCCAGTACTTCCACCAGAAGTAGTAGAATTTGTAGGGGAGGGGAAGAAATATAAATCAGTAGAAGACGCTTTAAAATCAGTTCCACATGCTCAGAATCATATTCAGACATTGGAGCAGAAATTAGCCGAAGTACAGGCAGAGTTAGAGAAACGTCGTACCGCTGAAGAACTTTTACAAGATATTAAGCAAGGTGTAACGCAACCAGGGAATACCGCTCCCAAAGTTGATTTAAGCCAGGATGTAGTATCTGAAATAGTTAGAAATGTAATTCATCAAGAAAAAGAGCAAGAAAAGCAAAACAACAACATAGGTTCTGTTGTTAATTCCTTTCTATCAACTTTCGGAGATAAAGCAAAAGCCGAGGCTGAGTATGAAAAATTAGCATTAGAAAATGGCCTTAGTGTTGGCCAATTAAACAATCTTGCTGCTGTCTCTCCTGATGTAGTTTTAAAACTAGCTGGAATTAAGAAGTCCTCATCAGTTCCATTAGGAAAAACTGAGGGAAGTATTAATTCTCAAGCACTCAATATAAACCCACCTGATAACAAACTATCATGCTTCGTTGGTAACACATCAAATTCTAAGAGTGTTATGGAAGCATGGCAGAATGCTAAACAGATGGTGCTTAATCAACAACAAAAATAGGAATAGAAAATGCAAAATACAGTTAATACACCTGCATTTATTAATGCACAGGTATACGACACGTTTGTCTTAGCTAACTTGCCTACGTTCATGCTTCCTGAAGGCATGTGGCGTGATGTCTCGATGTTCGGTAGTGGAACCACTCTTAATGTAAAAGCTATTGGTGATGTTGTTCTTCAAGATATGGATGAAGATCAAGAAATGCAAGCAACACCAATTGATACCAACACGTTAACCCTGACAATCACCGATTGGCCAGGAGACACATGGTATATCACTGACAAACTTCGTGAAGATGGTTCACAAGTTGATGCTCTTATTTCTGCAAGAGCTTTAGCTACTACTCGTGCATTGGCAGAATATCATGAATCACGTTTCTTGACGGTATCTAATTTAGCTCAAACTAATGCTAACGTTAACTTAGTTAACGGTCGCCCACATCGTTGGATTGCTGGCGGATCTGGAGTTACAACTCGTCGTATGTCATTAGCTGACTTTATCGCTGCTAAATTTTCTTTTGACAAAGCAAACATTCCAGCAGAAGGTCGTATCGCTATTGTTGACCCTGTAGTTGAAGCTTCTTTGAACAGCTTATCGAATTTGGTAAACGTTTCTAACAACCCACATTTTGAGGGTATTGTTCAAGGTGGTTTTGCTCGTGCAAATCGCTTTGTTAAAAATATCTACGGCTTTGACGTATATACTTCTAACCTCTTACCTAAGAAAACAGCTACTGAAGCCCTGAATGCTTCTAGCTATGGTTTAGCAAACACTACAGCACAAATTGGTGACGTAGCTAATCTATTTATGTGTGTAGCTGACGACAACGTTAAGCCTTTAATGCACGCAATGCGCCGTCCTGTAAAAACGGAAACATGGCGTGTGCAAGCTTTAGAGCGTGATATGTACAAAACGACTAGCCGATTTGGTTTAGGTGCTCAACGTGTTGACTCGTTGATCACTATAATTACCGATTCTGCTACATACTAATAGGAGACTAATATGACTTTGGAACTTATGACAAAACGTGGTGTGTTACAACATTACGGACAGCGCAAAACTAATCAGAAATATGGTGGTGCTGTTAGTGCCGATTTCAAGCGTACAGCAGTGTGGGTATTTGATTACAATGATTTACCTACTTATGGTACATCTAAAATGGAATTAATCATCCCCGCAAATTCAACAATTTTGTCTGCAAAATTTAGAATTATCACGGCTTTCACTTCAACTTCAACAACTACCGATTTGGTAGTTGGTTTATATGATAGTGCTGGTAATGCAATTGATGCAGATGGTTTGATCACTGCTGCACATGCAAATCAAACTAATATTGCAATAACTGGCCAAATTATGGATGGGGGTCTAGGTGTTACCCCTGCGGCTTTAATCAATGCTACAATTGGAACTGTAGATGGGGAATTAGTAGTTGCCCCATCAGTTAGTGACTTATTAACAGGACGTGGGGAAGTTATTGTAGAATACCTCCTACCATTCCCTTCTAAACAAGCATAATTTAAGGGGGCATATTTGCCCCCTTTTTTTGAGGACTAGTATGGCTATAATTTTACACAAAAATCTACCAGACGCACAGTTACATGAATGTAAAGGAGCCGCTGGAGCCACTTCAGGCAAAGTTCCTATTGCAACAGGAGCGGGAGCCGCTACGTTTCGGTATTTAAACCCAAGAGGTGCAATTCATTTTGTAAACATAGCATCCCCTTATATACTTACATATCCAGCCACTTATACTAAAATAGCTCCTACCACTGTAGCCTCAGGAACTGCAATTGAATGTACTGAAGCCTCTAATGGAAGACTAACATATACAGGAGCTGGAAATGTACAGGCACGTATCCTAGTCAATCTGTCTATAGATCAATCTGTTGGGGCTAATAGGGACTTAGAATTGGTTATATACAAAAATGGAACTATTGTGGCAGGAAGTAATATTGTAACGACCGCTCCGTCAGGATTAAAACAACTTATAACATCAACAATTGACACAACACTAACAACTAATGATTATGTGGAAGCATTCATTAGGAATAACGGAGCTTCTGGTGATGTTAATGTTTACACCTACTTCCTAAGTATGTCGTCTACTAGGGGTTAACTATGGCTAAAATGACTCTATTAGAAATGGTACAAAACATTATGTCTGACATGGAAGAGGATGTTGTAACATCATATACAGATACAGTGTCAAGTCAAGCAGTTGCGGAAATAATCAAGAATACTTATGATAATATAATTTCTGGTAGAGATTGGCCACATTTGTATAAGTTATTTAAATTAACTGCTACTGGGAATGGAACTCCAACTAGAATGATTCTCCCCGACACAATAATGAGTTTAGACTACGTTAAATATAATAAGAAACGACTGGGCGAATCAAGAGATAGATTTACTGAGATACCATTTGTTGAGCCAAGAGATTTTATGAGAATATTGGATGATCGTGATGATAGCGATGATTCTATTGCTAGTGTAACAGATCCTGATAGCCAAGTACCATTGAATATATATACGGATAGACATCCGACTATGTATACCTCATTCTCAGAGTCTTCTTTAACATTTGATGGTTATTATGGAGATGTTGAGACAGGCCCTCGTCTAGCCACAAACAATACACAATGTTATGGAAGGCTATGGCCTAATATTATTATGGCAAATTCACTCTATTTTCCGTTACCCCTGGAAGCTTACCAAATGCTTCTAGAAGAAGCAAAAAGTACAGCATTTTTAACACTCAAACAGATGCCCAATCAAAAAGCCGAGCAACATGCTGTAACACAGCGTCGCCGAATGTCACAACAAGCTTGGACTATCAGGAATGGGATAACATATCCAAACTATGGTAGAAAAGGAAAAGGTACTAAATAATGAAGACATACACAACTGAAAAAGGTAAAGAAATTGAAGCCTATTATTCTGGGCGTAATATTGCAGTTAGATTCAAAGGTGGTGGGGAGCTGCCAGAGGAATTAGCTGGTATATGGACAGATGAGCGAGAGATGGAAAACTCTATTCTAAAATATTTAGCAAAGAAAGACAAAAATGACAATAAGTAAACAAGACTCTCCCCAGAACAATTTTGTCAATGGAATTGTAACTGAAGCTAGTCCTCTTTCATTCCCTCCTAATGCCTCTTTAGACGAAGTGAATTTTAAACTTAATAGAGATGGTACTAGAGACAGGCGACTTGGTATTGACTTTGAGGACGGATTTGTACTTAATACAACAGGCTATACGGCAAATCAATTATTATCCTCCACTAGAAGTTTCTTCAGATGGCCTAATCCATCTGGAAATAGGACAGTAGATATTGGGGTTATACAGATTGGTGGTTATGTATATTTTTGTAACTTATTTGCAGCCTCACCTTCAGCAGCTCTACTTAATGGGGGTCAGCCGATTAATACTGGTGCTAGTAACACAGCCACTTTTGAATATGCCTTAATTGGCACAAATCTTATTGTTGTTAGTGCCGAGTTACCAACACCAGTTTTAGTATCCTACAATGGGGCAACGGATCAAATATCCTATGTAACTCATCACATAATGGTTAGAGACCTTGTAGGTGTGGATGATGGATTAAGAGTGGATGAGAGGCCAACAAATCTATCCCCATTACATCGTTACAATTTATATAATCAAGGATGGTTACCAGAGGGGGTGGAAACGACTTGTGGTGCCGGAATTAGCCCACTGGATTGTACATTCCAATTATATGGTGTTTATCCAGCTAATTCAGATACATGGGTAATTGGTAGAAAAGAGGATGTTACTGATCCTAATGTCAAGAAATATGATCCTGTAATAGCAGCCAGGAATCTTTTAAATGCAGGTCAATCCCCTCGTGGGCATTATATAATTAATGCTTTTGATAGAGGAGCCTCTAGAAAAGAAGCTTCTGGAATTCCTGAACTTCCATTAGACAGAGAGCGTGGCCACATCCAGACTGTGGCTGTTTATGCTGGTAGAGCGTGGTATGCGGGCGTACATTCTAGTATTGAAAATGGAGACAGTCGTAGTCCTAATTTTAATGGTAGCATATTCTTTTCCCAGGTGATGCAAAGTCCCATAGACTTGGTTAAGTGTTATACAGAGGCAGATCCCACGAATCCTGATATCAACGATTCTCTTGATACTGACGGAGGTGTAATTCTAATCCCTGACGCAACAGTAATTGTTAAACTTCTCCCAATTAAAGAATCATTGTTTGTGTTTGCTCAAAATGGTATTTGGGAAATTAAAGGGGATGACACAGGGTTTAGATACGGAACTTGGCACGTACCAAAAATCTCGGGGATGGGGGTCTCAAGTCATCGCAGTATAGTTGAAGTGTCAGGACAATTGTTCTTCTGGAGCTATGATGGTATTTACACATTAGTCCAGAATCAAACAGGTGGGTATGACACCCAAAGTATAACCCTACCAACAATTCAAAGACTTTATAGTAGCTTACCAGATAGTGCTAGAAAGACAGCTAAAGGTTATTATGATGCAGCAAACAATAAAATACGTTGGTTATACTATTCAGAAGAAGCTGATTATACAGGTAATCCAACACCACTACCAGGAGGGGGGAACATAGTGACTGAACCATTTGATCTACAGGCACTGCTTGACGCAGGGGTCGCTAATATACTGGCTGGTGTAGGGAGTGACTACCGTCTAAATGTAGATGTATCCAATGCGTTTGTAGCTTTTCAACATAAAGATGCAGTATACAATGGTAATGCAGGAGCTGGTGGTATACGCCCTGCTATTGGATTGTCTAGTGCTGGTATTGCTATGGGTTATAATGATGCCGCAGGAGCATGGCATAATGCTGTGGCCATTGAAGCAGACGGAGATGCCACCTTTGCAGGAACTGTAGCAGCTAACAGCATTTTAACAAATACTATTCAACTTGGAGGTAGTGCATATACTGTCCAAGACATCATTGATTTAATAGGAAGTAGCCCAGGAACATTTGATTTACAAGGGGCCTTGAATGCAGGTGTAGGATATATTCTGGCAGGTACTGGTGGCAACTATAGAATGACTGTAGACCCGACAAATGCTTTTGTAGCATTCCACCATAAAGACGCTGTTTACGATGGTATAGCTGCTGCTGGAGCAGGGCATACAGCCTTAGGTATATCTGCTAATGGTATTGGTATGGGTTATAACGATCCTGTAACTGGTGCTTGGACAAATGCTGTAGCAATCACAGCAGCCGGTGATGCTACATTTAAAGGAACCATTGCTGCTGACTCTGTTATAGCAAATAATGTTGCTGTAGTTGGGAAGGCCACAACATTAGGCCAAATGGCCGATGACATCGCTACATTTGTAGATGGTAGCTTCAATTTGCAACCTGCTCTTGATGCTGGTGTAACAAACATATTAGCTGGTGTAGGAGCTAACTATCGAATGACTGTTGACACGACAGGAGCATTCGTAGCCTTTCACCATAAGGATGCTGTCTATCAAGGAACCGCTGTAACAGGTAGTGGTATTAGACCAGCCCTGGGTATTAGTGCTGCTGGTATGGCAATGGGGTTTAATGATGCAGGTGGTACATGGAGAAACTCAGTAGTAATTGATGCCGGAGGCAATGCCATTTTTGCTGGTACAATTGCGGCTAATAGTATTATTGCTAACTCAGCTACAATTGACGGGATATCTATTGGTACTATTAAACAAAATGCCTCAGATGCTGCTACACACATTGCCTCCACTGGTAATGTACACAATGTGTCATTAGGGCAGGTTGCAGGTGATTTAGATGATATAGCTGATGGTGCTACATATTTCAAAACTAATAGTGATGAAAAAGCTGGAGCAGGGCGAGCAGCAAATGCCCTAGACTCTGCTGGTGATTACATTAGGTCTTTAAGAAGCACCAAGATTGTTGTGTCAGCCCCTAATCCTACTACTGGATGGGTGGGTGACGGAGCAGGTATTCGTTTGTATCAAAGTGGTTCATTAAAAGTAAATATTCCTGTTTCTGGTGATCCTAGTTTCTCTGGGAATATTACTGGTGGTGGGGACATTGATATTACAGGTATAGCCAGATTCAATGGTAATACGTCTGATGCTGGTAGTATTACTGCCATATTAGCCAACAACTCGAAGAACCAGGCAAGTGGCATAAGGGCGTATGCGGGCTCTTCTGGGGGTAATGGTGTCTACGGGAATGCAAATAATTCATCTGGAACTGGGTATGGTGGATTCTTCCGAAGACAAATAGGAACTAGTGGAGCTGCCCTAAATGCCGTGTCCTCGACTACAGCACCTGCGGCATCCTTTAGTAATGATGGTGGAAGTAATAGCAACTCTGTAACACTTGTAACATCTACTAAAGCTTTAGTTACTTCCGGTGATGTTGATGTTGTTGGTCAGCTTCAGTGTAACACTCTTAGGATTGATCAGACTCCTACAACTGGGTCTGGGACTGCTAATTTCACTTCTCTTAATAAACCTGGTGCGACTTCCACTAACACATGGATAAGCATATCTTGTAATGGTAGTACAAGATATATACCAGTATGGAGTTAATATGGATACATTTAAAGACTTACAACAAATCTTTCAAAACAACTTAGGAAATAGAATTACAGTAGAATTGGCTAATGGTATGCTTGATGCTGTACTGAAGCTAATACCAGTTATTCAAGAACACACAGAACCACCAAAACAGGGAGAATAAAATGGGAGAAATTATAGGGAGTAATAGTGGTAATGCTAGTGTTGGGAGTATAATTCCTACAGCGTCTGACTCCTATAATCGAGAACTCATTTTTGATCTGAATCTAGGGGCATTCTCATTGTATGATATGGGTCATAATAACTATCCCATTCTTAATGATTATGTCCCTGTGCCTGATTTTTACTTGTTACCCTCAGATTTGGATGTACTAAACGATGCTGGTGATAATGTGCAGGATGAAAGTGGTAATACAGTAGCTGCTTCCATTGTTGGGGCTTCCAATAGAAATTTAGATCCCCGTAAGGAACGCATTAAATATCTTACCACTTATGGAACAGGGTGGACACTAGCCGAATATCGCGACTATGGCTTTAGAGACTGGTTCTCCGTTGATGATCTAGGAGTTGACTTCTTCTCCTATCTAATTACTGGGTACGATCTAGGTGGTGACTTCATGCGTAATAAACAAGCCCCCTATTTACTTGTCTATTGTCGTAGAACAGAGCAGAACTATATTCTTACTGGGGCTGGTGTAGTACCAGATTTACCAAGTAGTTGTATTGTACAAGTACAGTGGGATTGGAATAATAGCCCTGTTCATGGTCAGTGGGGGACTAAATTTCAAGCCTATCGATTGCTGAGACCATTAGCATCGAACCCTGAAGATGGGGATCCTTTTGATTATGGTGACACAGTTATTGTTACTAAGAATAAAATACGAGGTAGGGGAAGAGCCATGTCCTTATTCATCCAGAGTGATACCGGTAAGGATTTAAGACTTCTTGGTTGGGGTATACTACAAACAAAAGCAGGAGAACCATAACATGTATGAAGACGACGGGATTAGCAGATTTCAATTATTATATGATGATGTAGATTTAAAAATAGTTATGGAAGTGGCCCCGTCATTTATGAGGGGAGTTTTTATACACAGTGAAGTTAAATCTTTCTCAAAATCCAAATATGGCAAAGCTAAATATGTTTGGTCAAGACTTGTGGAATATTTGCATTCACATGATATACATAATATTTATGCTCTTCCTACTGATAGTATAGCCGAGAAGTGGGAAACCAAATTTGGATTTGTGGATACTGGTGTCACTTTTGAGGGTCAGAAGATAATGAAGTATTTAGGAGAATAGAATGGGTAGTTTTATTGGTGGGTTAGTTACACGTGGTAAGGTAAAAAAATTAACTAAAGCTATAGCTAACGAGAGCCACTGGCAACAGGATCTAGCCATTAACAACATGGACATTCAGACCAATGCCCAGGACACAGCTAAAGTTCAGGCTAATCTTCAGATGACTCAAGAGAGGATACAGGCTATGCGGGAAGCTAGAATAAGAAGAGCAGAAGTAATTGCTGCTGCCTCAAATGCCGGAGGTCTTACATCTAGTGTCGCTCAAGGAGCTTCCGATAGTGTATACACTCAGCTAGTAGCTGGTGTTGGATTACAGAATGTGTTTGCTGGATTCTCTGAGCATCAATCCCAATTAAACAAGCTAATAGCTAAAAATAATTCTGAAATTATTCGCTCACAAGGAAGACAGAATGAATTTCAAGCTCGTATTGGCAAACAGCAAGCTAATGCCCAATTAATAGGAGGGGCTATTGACTTAGGCATAGGGGCTGTGGCCGCTTTTGCTGGGCCTATCGGGGCTTTTGGAGCTACTGCGGGGGCGGCTAGTGGGATAGCCTCTTCAGTTGGTAGGATTGCCAGTGGGTTCTCCAGTGCTGTTAAAACGGCTGGAAATGTACTAGCTAATTTTAGCAACTTCCAACAAGGTAATTATAATAATGTCAATCCTTTTGGTGTTAATCGATAATGAACGAATATATCTCTTATGATAATAATGGTGAGGAAGACATTGGGCTTATTCCTAGAGGGACTAGTCCAAAGAACCCTAAACCCCCTACAGTTATAAATGAACAAGCTTTTTATGCGGCTTCACAATATTCAAATAATCCGGTTGAAGACTATTATACAGCTCAACAGGAAATGAGCAGCAATGGTAGTAGTGAGTTGGTGGATAGGGCGAACGAGTCTTGGAAGCAGGAACAATCTCTAAGAGATGAAGACATATTAAAGGATTTAATTCAAGACTCGTCAGTACCAAATGATATTAAGAAACATGCAGTGCTACAGCATGCTTTGGGTGTAAATCTCTCTCAGAATTTAAGGGATAGATATGTCCAAAAGGTACAGACTGAGAACAATGATGTAACACAAGCCGACATTGACCATAGAGACCAATGGCTAGACAGTTTGCATCAAATAAGACTAGAACAAGATCAGGATACATTAGATGTTGAGCAAGCTAAGCTAGACTTAGCTAGAAGTCTCGACTACAATGCATTTGAGATGGTTGGTGGTATTGCTGCCGATATGGTGTCTTTACGATATGGAGTGTCTACAGCCATTCCTGAATTCATGACAATGACTAAGGACAAGAGTCCTATCCAACGTGGATGGGAATTTATTAAGTCTGTTGTCTTCCCTGGTGAAGCCAATTACAAAATGAACCAGTGGTATAATAGTCTTAATGATAGTGACAAGGCTCTATTTATTAAAGACATGGGAGATGCTCTCTCATACACTCCTGGATTCGATTGGAATAAATGGAATACATTTAGGGATGTGTTGGACACCCCAGAGGGCTTACATCCTGCATTCAGACATATTGAAAACTTAGCTGGTGTACTAGATGTTATGGCAGCTAAGGGATTCTTGGCTGCTGGATTTGCAGGGGGATTCTTAAGGGCTAGTAAGAATGTCTTGAGGAATTGGACTACTGTTGATCTACCTACTCCTAAGCCTCGCCCTGTTAATGAAGCAACCAGAATAGATCCTGTGTTAAAAAGAGACACAGTAGATGGAGATCCTAATCCAAGAACTGGTAGAGAGGAAGTAGAACAACCTTCTGTATTCAAGAGCAATCGTACAGGAAGCCCACTATCTGAAGCTGATTACACAAACTTACAACGCCTTAAAGTCAGTCCTAATAGTCCTGCTGGTACTCTTAATGCTAATAACATAAGAAAAGCAAAAGAGACATTTAGTCAGGCTGTTGTTGATGAGAGCGGAGAATTGGCTAAAGCTATTGGTACTGACAAAGGTAGTTTGATTGCAGACAATGTATTTCCGAAGTTGGATATGGATGTCATTCATCATGCAGATATTTATAATGATATTAAAAAGATGGATGATTATTTCACCGGTGTATACAGAGAAACAGAGTTTGATCCATTCTTTGTCCCAGTAACACAAAGGGAGATAGATAAAGAGAAGATATTCAAAACACTGAAAGAAGTTGAAGGTGCTACGTACAATCAAGCTAACAGTGTGGTTAGAGAAAAGATAGATAGTATTGAGGGTGTAGCTGTCTATGGTAGAAATGATTCTTATGGGTTTAGTAATGCCGAGGAAGCAGAACAAGCCCTACAATCTATGAAGAGTCAAATCCCTACCAAGGATGCTGATGGTTTATATATAGAGCAAAAGAATGGTCAGTGGTTTGTACATAGACCATATAGGCTCGACTACGATCCTTACGAACAATTCATGTTTGGCAATGATGCTGTGTCTGCCAAGTTCCTTGGTATTGATGCCTCAACAGCAGCTAATAGTGTTATAGGAAAATGGATATGGCATCCAACACAACGCCTTCCTGAATGGGTGGCTAAGGGAGCCAATAGGGCTCATAGAGTTACGGCTAAAGTTAATGCCGACTTCATGGGAGAGATTGAGAAACACATTAAACATTCTGCACAACCTAGATTTCTAGGAGATGCCCTTAGGAGAGTCCAGGAAAACCAAGTGTGGGAAAACTGGAAAGACTTTTCTACACGCATGTATGCTGCGGGTCATTCCACTAAGGACATAGAGTCTACATGGAAGGGCTACCAAGTGTACAAAAGGATGACCGACTACCAACATGCTTTGGCTAATCGTACACAAAGAAGGATATTAGAGTCTGAAGATTTTCATGGTGTGTATGATGAAACAGGTATGCACATAGGGAATGCCACTACAAAGCTCACAAAGCAGCCTAAACAGGTTTTTGATTTAGACAATGGTATGCCTATAAGAACTCCTACAGAATTGCAGGGACGATCTGTAGTAAGGTTAGAGGAGCCTATCCAGTATCAAGGGGAGATGTTTGCTCATGCTATTCTTGGTAGTAAGACAAAACTAGGAAGTCTTCCAGAGAATGTCATTCCTAAAATAGAAGGCTATGTCCCACGACACAATATTGAAAACTTCTATGTAACACGTATGCCTAGAAGTGTGAAAGTAGATGGTGAAACTATTAGCGATATCAAAACCCTTAAGGACAGCTATACACATACTATAGGGGCTGCTGCCACAAGAAAAGAAGCAGAAGAACTATCAAGACGATTGTCAAAAGAGTTTCCTAATCATGTTGTAGATGTTAAAGCTGAAAGGTCTGATGTAGGTGATAGTATTCTCACTGACTACAAAGTGTTTAAGGAAGTATTGGATCATTCTAAGAAACGAGGTGAACGTCTACCTACATTATATGGAAAAGCACGATTAGAAGATCCTTTGGAGAGCTTGTGGAAAACTGTTCAGACATCAGTTAGACTAGATGTATGGAAAGACTATGATACAGTGTTTCGTAAGAATTGGCTAAGACAATATGGAGAATTTACTAAGGGAGAGTTCCCACAAGTATTGACAGATATAAAAGCTCACGGTAATATGTCTGCTGAGGATTTAAAGCAATTTAAATCAGCACAGAGATTGTTTGAACAATACACCAATCAACGCTATAAAGTGACATACGGGGATGAGCTTTGGAAATCTGGCTTTCATTTACTGGCAGATAGTATTGAGAATGTAGTTCCTAAATATGTCTCTCAAGCTTTAAGAGACACAGCCGGGAAAGGAAACTTACTCACAAGACTCCCTAAGAGCTTGGCTTCTAATATATTCCTCTATTTAAATCCTCCTAGACAATGGGCTGTACAAACACAGCAATTGTTAGAATGGAGTGTGTTGGACAGAGATTATTTGAAAATAGCTCCTACAGTTATACCAGCAATACAACTAGCTCTTGTTAGCAAAGCAACCGCTGTTGGTAAGCACGGAGACACTCTTTATGCTGTGGCGCATAAACTATCAGGTATGTCTAAGAAAGAGTTTGACGCTACATTCAAGGCTCTGTACACTGAGGGTATTCCACAAGGTGTAGATTTAAACATGATGTTGCATGGAGCTTTTGGTGAAGCTAAACAATTGCTAGATCCTTCTGCTGCCCATGTTATTAGTCAAGGGATAGCCCAAGCTGTAAAATATCCAGGACAGATAGGAAAGACTGTTGGATACACCCCCGCTGAATTGGCAAACACTATTGGTACTTGGTTGTT